ATCCTTCTTTATTATTTTATGAAAATTAATTTCGTCCTTTTAAGTAATGTAAATAATCAGTAGCAGAGAGGAAGGACGAACTCCCTTTTCAATAAGTTAATTACTCTTATTGGCTACTGATTAAAATCTAAATCTGAACATAATATAAAAGAAGAGAATCTTAAATTAATAAAATCCTCTCAAATCGAACTAAATAGCCTAATATTTCTTTTATACCCTATTTTACCTCTCCCATGCTTCCACTACCTCTTGATTTCTTCGATTTACTACCTAGTCTATACCTATCCCATAAAATGAGAAATTCATTTTAGTTTATCTAATGATTTATAAATGCTTAATTTTGGTAATGTCTTAATTATTTCTGAATTTTCATTAATTAATTTAAAAGTTATTTCATTTGCTTTTTCCAATGACAATATTTGCTCATTAGTTAATAAACACACACACATTTACTATCTACCTCATATTTTTCATTTATTTCCACCTTAGTAGAATATTTTCTTAAAATACACCATATTTGCCTCTCTAAAAACCCTTATACCACAACACTTTCAGACCCACAATAAATTGAAATGCACAGAAATGAGTCTAGAATCAATTGGAATTGCTTATTAGAGTAAATTGTAAGGGTCTGAATGTTTGAAAGCTTAGAGAGGTGTTATTTTGTGATATTATTGTTGGTTATTGTTTAATCAATAATTATAAATTAGTTATAAATATAATTAAAATTTATCTCCTTCAGTTGGATTATTAAGAATTCCAAATCCAGTAAGAGCAACAAGAATTAAATTAACCAATTCATCAGCTTGAGGAATTTCATAACCGATATAAGTCTTACTAACAAACGTAATCAGCGAAGCAACTGACAACCACAATCCCCATGATTTGAATCTGTTTTGATTTTGCATTATTATTTCCTTCTTTCTTTAATTGTTTTATTTTGACTACATTACAGGTGGAATTACAACTCCCTTTAAAGCAAAATATCCAATCGTGACAGCACTTATCAAACCACCTATTATCCCAAGTATTTTTAACGTAATATTAGCACGATTCCCTAAACGAATTTTCATTAATTCATTATTATCTTTATTATCTTCTTTTTTAATTTCAAAAGCATTAGAATTAGTATTAATTGCAATTTGACTCAACGTGTTCATAAGTATATTTGTTGTCTGTAGAGATGTATTTTCCATACGAATAAGCGTGGTTTTGAGATCCCCAATCTGAGAGTCGATATGTGTGAATCTTTCTGAGTGAGAAGCATTTTTAATTTGTAAATCGACAATCTTTTCTGCGTGATCAGATAGTTGGGATTCATGTTTTTCTAAAACTTCTTTAATTTCATTTTCGTCCACTTCTAACACCTCCATAATTAATCTGCCCTCCCTTATTTACTTGATTTTGTTTTATTTATATGATATACTAAGTAAATTGCAATAGTTCTATAAACTAATGCAATCAAAGGAGATTTCAGAGGGCAATCTGAGTCTCCTTGCTTGTTGTTTGTTTAAAGTATATTAATTACTTGTTGCAATGTATCTTTGGCAGTTAATCCTGAAAGAAGTTTTTCATTCTTAGCTCCTACACTAGAGCCTCCAACTACGTATAAAGTAACTGCCTTTAAGCAATCTTTATTAAAACTTTTATCAGCATTTCTGAAGTAAATCGCACAATTATTAAATTTCTGTGATACTAACATACATGCACCTAAGTCATTTAATGAATATCCGAGGACTGCAAAATTCACGTTATCACTTCCTTGATTATTATTTGTTTGAGATTGAATAGTTGAAGTAGTTGATCTAGATGGAGTAATTTGAGTAATAATAGATTGATTTTGTTGCTTGTAAACCAAACCTAAGAAATTACATATTCCTCTTGTTATAGCACTTGAAACCTTCTCATCCCATGATGAATCTTTCATTAATGCTTCTTCTTTAGGATTTGAAATGAAACCTACTTCTATTAATACTGCTGGCATATCTGTTTCCCTGAGTACATGATAATTTGCCGTTTTCAAACCTCGATCATAAAGTCCAGTAGCAGGGACTAATTCTTTGTGTATTGCTTGCGCTAATACTCTTCCTTGACCTGTAGTATTTAATGAAAAAGTTTCTACCCCATGCGAGTTAGCAGAAAAGGCATTGCAATGAATACTTATGAAATAGTCTGACTTCCAATTATTTGAAACATTCGTTACATCCCATAAATCTCCATCTTGGATTACCAATGTTTCTATATTGTTAAATTGTAATTTTGTGCTAACTAAATCAGCAATTTCTTTTGTTTCAATATATTCTTTATATCCAGATGCCCCAATTGCACCTGTATCTATTCCATTTGAACTTGAATTTCCTATTCCTTTATTACCATGACCTGCGTTGATTGTAATTTTATATGCCATTTTTATCCACCTCTAAATAATATCTAAGACAATTCTTTAATTTTGGATTCTAATATTTCTTCAATATTATCAAAATCGTAATACCAAATCTCTAATAGATTATAACCATTTTGTTCTGCATATTCTTTTTTGCGTTTGTCGTGTTCTACTTGTTTTTCAAAATCTTCTATAGTTTTATGAAACCAAGGAAGATATTTTTCATGTTGTTCTCCTTGATACTCGATAAGAAGATTATAATCTATTGCGAAGGAATCATATGACAAGTTTCCTCCTCCTAAACCAACAAGACCTTCAAACTCCTTTTGTGGTATAAAATTTATATTATTTTTTTCATGATACCTTTGTATTACTTGTTCTCCTTTGGACTCTGCACAAAGTGGGCATCTCCTACCTCTTAAAAAATTATGAGGTGTTACTGGATACTCGTGACCACATATATTATGTTTCATCTGGACATATTTTTGTGCATCTATGTATTCACTTAAAACAAGATAGTTATCTTCTTCTAAACAATAAACTTCTTGCTTGAATTGTTCTGTCGTTTTCTTTTCATTGCCATAACATTTTGGACATCTTTTATTTTTTAAAAAGTTTTTAGGAGTAACAGGATATTCATGATTACATATATTATGTCTAACCATAAGATGAGTAATATTGTTAAAATATGGTTCTAAAAAGATATATTCATCCTTAACTAAATCATAAACTTTCTTTGTAAATTCTTCTTGCTTCCTTCTTCTTTTTTTAATACTTTTTTCTTGAGAACATTTAGGACATCCATGTTCACGAAGTAAATTATTTGCTGTAGGAGACCATTCATGACCACAAGTATGTTTCACTAAAACCTTTTCTGATGTTTTGGTGAATATGCCTAATACTTCTATTTCATTATTGAATTTTTCTTTAATTTCTTCGCAAAATTCTTCTTGTGTTCTTCTTTTAACTTTTCCCATTTAAAACCTCTCCTTCATTTAGTTGTGTGAATTATTATTTTTATAATCTGCGTACCTTTTCAAAGCAATTTGTAATTCTTCACTATCGTTAAAAATAAAAATATTTCTTCTTGTTTTCATGTCTTGTCTCATGAGTTTTACTACAAAACCTTTCATCATTAAAAATCCAGCAAGACGTTGAGAGTATGCACTAAACTCTTTAACCATTTAAAATCAATCCTTCACTTAAAATTAGACAAATAAAAAGAAGGTGTTTTAACCTTCTTAATATAATCAAACAACAATATTAGGGATTTAATTTCCTTGATAACTTCCTGTATGCCATGCTATTTCATTCTCTGGAATAAACTGATAAATTTCATTTTCTACCCAATCTATAATATAATGAACAGATGATTGTCTATCTGCATTGTTCCAATAATTATAGTGATTGAGAGAAGTTGCAGAAATATTACTTGTGCTGTGAATTACAATTCCTTTAAGATTGATAAATTTTTCTTTTGGTCTATTCATAGATATAAATTGTTGTTTAATATAATATGACATAATTATTTTCACCTTCCTAAATAAAAATAAAAAATTAAAACAAAGGAGATAATCTCATAAATTACCCCAAAACACAATTTATTCACTTTACCTAAAACCCTGCAACCCTACTCCCACTTCATTCTTAAAACCATAACTTCCAATTAAACACACCTTCTCTGGACTTAAGATATAAAAATATTTATTTATTAATTGTATTTATCAACATAATGTGATATTATTAACTTATAGACAAAACATAAAATAAATATAAAAGAAAGGATTTGATACAAAACATATGTCAATTTACAGTGAATTGCTCCAACAAGAATTAATAAATAATTTTCCATTGTTCAGAACAGATACAGAAATACATAATTTAGAATCCATACTATCAAGATATAATATTTCTATAATTGCTCCATATACTAATGATATTTTAGACTTACAAGAAAAGGTTGGTTTATTTCTAGCAGGAAAGAAATTGGAGGGATTAAGCGATTTAACTCTAAAAGGATATGAGAGTGAATTAGGAATATTTGCTAAACATGTACAAAAGAAAGCAAATGATATTACAACTAATGATATTAGGATGTATTTAAAAAAATGGAACAAACTTAAAATTAGTTCATTATCTAAGAAAATATCAATATTGAAAAGTTTCTTTAGTTGGTTAAGAAATGAAGAGATTATTGAGAAAGATAATGCATTTAGGATTAAGACTCCTAAGAAGGAGAAGAGGTTGCCTAAAGGTTTATCAATTGAAGAACTAGAGTTGGTCAGAGAATCATGTACAACACCAAGAATGCGTAGTATGTGCGAAATATTCTATGCTACAGGCTGTCGTTTGAGCGAAATACATGATATTAATAGATTTAATGATATTGATTGGGGAGATATGAGCATGATAGTTATAGGGAAGGGAGATATACAAAGAAAGGTTTATTTTGGTTATAAGGCTAGATATTATCTACAAAAATATTTAGAATCAAGAGATGATAAGGAACCTGATTTATTTATATCTGAACGTGAACCGCATAAGGGATTGTCGTGTAGAGGAATCGAAAGAGAATTTAAAACAATGTTAAAGAACAGTGGATTAAGGAAAGAATTTCATCCGCATACTATGAGAAGTACCTTAGCCTCATTACTCCTTGAAAATAATACAAATCTAGCGGTAGTTCAAGAAATACTTGGTCATTCTGACCCTAACAGCACCCGTATTTATGCTAGAGTTTCTGAGGGGCATATTAATCAAGAATACAAGAAACGTTTTAATCAGTAAAGTTAAAAATAAATTAAATACATATCCAATTGAGAATAGAGTATAGAAATATACTCTATTCTTTTGTGTTTATATATCTTATGAAAAATAAATCTAATGAACTTCTGCTGTCTACTACGCTATACTTCTATCAAGCCGAACCCTTTCCATGCTCCGGGTGTTCCAGCAGTTATACATACCCAACCTTGATACCCACCTGTAGCAGGATTGTTATTCATAACCTTATCGCCCTTTAACCAAGTGCCAACTGTAGGAATAGCAGCACCATCAGCAATTATATTAATACCACTAAACTGATACCCACGAGAAGGGTTCAGAACATCGACTATATTGCTAGGGTTATCTTTCCATGTGAAACCGCTAATATCATCCCCTGTATCGAATAATCCCCTAGACATAGGATATGGAATATCAACATATTTGGTATACACGCCACTTGTAGTGCCTCTATAAATCCTAGTCATTGGCAAATACAATATAGCTGGTCCAAGTACAATTTTTCCATAAGACGCTAAACTTGCAATCACAACAGATTTTTCCACACCAGTATTCACGATACCTAACATTCTTACAGTATCAAATATTGAAGCTACTTTATAAAAATAAGTACCGAGACTTCCCCTAAATATGAGGTTAGAATTTTCATATGCTGACGCTGCTGATAAATAATTATAACCATCATCACTATTGCCTAATATTATTTTGTCGTTTTTTATTACTTTTCTCTTAACTGTCAAGGAATTTGAATTACTTAAAATCTTAGTTCCCACACCTGTTCTTAATGCAACTCCACAATTGTAGGCGTAGGCATATGGCATACCATAACTTTCAATTTCACGATAACAATTATTTAAAGTTAGTTCACCATTATAACCAGAAATATCTATCTCCTCGAAATCCACAGCATAATCGTACATCTGATATTTTAGTTTAAATACGACATCATTGAGAGTTACTGGTCTACTAATATCTCCACTAATTGTGGATTGTGTGTCAGAAACAACAATGCAAGCACTATCCACTCTTTTCCAATAATACCCACCATTTATCCTCACGTTACTATTTTCGATGAGGATTGTTCCTCTTTCAAAATGCGAATTGTTTAGAGAGACTGCCTCACAATTTGAATACTTATGATCGCCATTTATGCATCCTTCAACGATACACCCTAATGCACTACTAACGGAAACTGCTTTAAAAAATGCCTCTGGTAGATAATTAGCACAAGCTACAGATCGAATATGAACACCATCGCCCTGACCAGTTTTAGTAATTGCATAAACAGTTGATGACATATGGTCATAAATATTGACATAATTAATATCAAATAGATCAATATAATCACCTGAACTGATAATCGTGCCATAGTATCTCCTAGAACGAATATCTTCAGTTCTTATCGGACAAGCAACAAAAAATAACTTTAAATTTAGAATTAGACTTGAATTATCACTATTGAGATGCTTTATTTCGGAAAATTTATAGGGATATATTTCATCCCAAGTGGAAGCATTGGCACTGTTTAAACTGAATACATAACCATTAATATATGTTCCAGCAACAGGAGTAATTGTGCAGAAATTAAACTCTAGCGTTATGCCAACAGGGGCAAATATTGTACCACTAACTACATACTCTTTTAATCTCTCAAATACAACTGTACCACCAACACCAACGAAATTGATAGCCTTCTGGATTGCTAAAGTACTGTCTATATCATCCACTAATTCAAACTCTCTAACATGTACAGCAATGTCCTTCATTACTGTCGCATCCTCAGCCTTATCCGTCAGATACTGCGCAGGAGTTACAACCCCTTGTAATGGCGAAGTCATCTTATATCACCTGCCATTTAACTTGCATTGTTGCCCCAACTGATAATTGCAGATTGTAAGTGGACTCAGACAATAGGGATATATCAAACTCGTACCATGCACCAGCAACCAACGTTGACCCACTATTTAATGTTCCAGAAATCCCATCGACTACTAAAGATAAAACTCCTGCTGTGTTTGTCATTACCTGCAAAACTGATTTTGAATACTTTGCAGATGTGTAATTTGCGGCAAGTATATTTGTGTTTGCGGTAGCGACTTTGTTGGTTTGGTTATTCGCTAAACTCCCAGCAATGGAAGTTTTTAAATTCCCATCGGCATCTACCTCAATTTTTCTAGGTAGATTATTAGGATCATTTCCTAAAATTGGACTTGGATTAGTTATAAAACCCATTTTTAATTCCTCCTTCAAATTTATTATTTATTTATTATTTATAATTATAAAAAGGACTACTATTTAAATTTTAAGCAATCCTAAATTATATGAAATTAAATTTAAGTAGAATACGTACAAGTTAATATTGCATTTGTAGCATCAATTGCGATGCCTTTAAAATTAGCAATATCACTATTTGAGTTTAATTCTATTAAACTTCCATCAACTGCGAGATGACCTATCAAAGCAGTGGGAATTCCTCCGTCAATCCGAAATCTAATATTATTTCCTTCAACTGATATATTTGCTTTTGTATTTGTTACATAGGTTAATACTGTTAAAATAGTTCCTCCTGCAGTATTATCTACAGTTACTTGTTCAAATGCAGTTGCTTCTTTATCAGCAATAGTAATAGGATCTGTAATTTTCTTGATTCCTGCTGTATCTTTAATTGCAGTTAATATTGTTTCTAATTGATCTATATATGTAATAATTGCATCCTGTTTTGCTTCTGTCGCAGGAGCAGATATTACTTTTGCCAATAATGATGCCAAAGTTGTTTGTGTCGCGAAATCTTTAGCAATTAAAGTATCCTGCTTTGCTTCTGTTGATGCCCCAGTTGGCAATGCACAAGACAATACATCTACATCTCCAATATTATTTGTTCCTGATGGCAAAGCTGTACTTACTGTTACTTTTGGTGAAGATACTACATCTGTTGCAGTAATCCAGTCATATTGTTTCTTAAAATATGAAACTATTGTTGATAATTCTATTAAAGCCACGAAAACACGACCTTTCTATCTTTATTTGCTTAGTTTTAGTTTTAAAAATTTAACTATAACGCTGTTCCAGACCATTTAATTTGAGTTCCACTTGATGCCATTATTTGGATAGAATTGATTAATTCATTCACAACAATTACAAAAGAAGTTGTCATAGTATCTGAATTGTTAATCCTAATAGGGATTTGATCTTTTGCTTCAATAGTAATGCCAGAAAGTGGATATTGAAATGTTATAATTTCGTTATTAATTACAGTAGTATAAAAATCATTTGAAGATAGAATCATGGTTGCCAATATTTTATTTTCACCTCATTTCTTAAACATAAATCTTATGGAAATATTGTTCAAGCAATTATTTATACTTAAACACAACAAAAAGACTCCTGAAATCAGAAGTCTAAAAATAAACCAACTTATAAGTTAATTACTTATCCAATCACATCATCTGAAAATCTCCATCCCTTAATCCAACCAAGTATTGCATCAAAACTATTACATTTTTCACACTTGGTTTAAAATAATTAATAGTATCATAAGGAAATATAGACCCCATATTTACAACATTAATTTCGCTACTATCTTTAATTCCTGCTAAATATTGTAACCCTCCAACAGCATCACTCAAACCAACCTCATCACCATCATTCAATATTTTACCTCTGCAAAAACTAACAATCTTAACTTGCTCTAAATTAAAATTAACTTTAACCTCAGTATTATTACCAACTTTTCCAATTAAACTAATCGGAACAAAACACAATCCATTATCATTTTCATTAATATTGTTTCCATTATCAGAAATTACTAGTTTGCCATTTACATTATCGTCAATAAATTCAAATGATCCTAAATTATCAATATCAATTACTTCTCCAATTTTAACATTATAAACATCATAATTTATCTCAATATTGTAATCTGAAATATCATTATAGACACTTAAATATAAACCCGTTTTCTCAAACATAACTTTAGTTTCAATATTAAAATTATTCTCCTGAATAACTTCAATATTTGTAACTCTAAAATCGTTTTCTAGTGCATAAACACTTTTAACATTAAGAAATATTAAAACAATTATCAATACTAAACATATTCTCTTCATATTAATTACTCACATATTGAAAATTAATCCACATTGGATTTGTAATATTATTGCCATCTAAATCTTTAATTGAATCTTTGACAATAATGTGATATTGTTTATTTTCATCATATGGTAAATTATACTTTAAATTCATAGACTTTTTATCATTTGAAATTATAATTGAGTAATCTGTTAATTGTGTAAGATTATAATCATTATTTATACTAAAATCTAAAATCATATTTCCAGTCGTTTCAAATAATAAAACTGATTCATTGTTAATTGTATTAATATCAGCTTCTCTAGAAAATGAGATTTTAACAATATTTGTTGAATTATTAATTCCTAATTGATTTTGGCTATACAATTTAAAATTAGAAGGAAGTACATAGAATTTATAATTTGAAAATGATTTTTCTCCCATGTTGTCCAAACTGTCAATTGCCGTAACTTTGTTAATTGTCCATACTCCAATATCTTCAGAAGCAAAATTCTTTTGAACAACCCATCTGTCTATACTAGTGGATAATTTTATTAAATTTAATGTTTGTTCTCCATTAGGAGTTGCACAATTAATAGATACATTCTTGATTGTTGATGTAGTATCCGTTGCATTTACATTAATATAAATAGTAATATCTTCACCTACAGTTAAAAAAGAATCTGTTCTATTTCCTAAATACCCATTCATTGAGGAAATAGTTGGTGATTGCGTAGGGGTAGAAGTTTCAGATATTACTTGCACATTGGTGATTTGAATAGGAGAATCATCAGATGCCAATGTTATCGATGTGGTTGATAATAAAAACATGAAGGTTACAATTGAGGTGATTAATTTTTTGATTTTTAATTTAGATGACAATTTTAATTTTATATAAAATTCCTCCCCTTACTATTTTTGTATTACACTGATTATATAGCAAGAAGAGGTTTATTTCAATAGAAATTGAAGGTGAAAATAATTATATCATATTATATTTATTCAACTTATTTGCCTGTAAATAAGTTCCTCATATAAACAACTATGCCATCTGGCTTATCTCCATTGAAATAAATGTAACTTCATATTATTTTAAAGATGGATTACGCAACTATTGATGATATTTCTTCACTTTCTATGTATTGAAATTTATATCCTCCGCAGGTTTTACTTTGATTTCTTAAACACATATAGATTCCAGAGCTACTGTGTAGATTTAATTCTTTTGCACATCCTTTTTTAGATATCCAAGTTCCAATATACTTATCATCCTTGCTATATACTCTAAAAGGCATAATATTTAATTCCTGTAATTTTTTGTCGTTAACTTCATCACAATAAATAAATATATAACCCCTATGTGAACGGGTTTTATTTCTTAAGCAATTGCTTATAGTTGATTTTTCTAAATTTAAATCTTTCACACAATCTGCTTGCTTGCTATATTTGGCTACTAACTCTCCTGTTTTTTCATCATAAACATTGAATAATTTATATTTTAAATGATTCGGGATTTCTTGATTTAGATTATCAGCATATACAAAATAATAATCATGACAAGATCCATATACAACCACTAATACTACATGGTAAAATATCTAATTGTCTAGCACATTCCGTTTGATTAGTAAACTGTCCAATATGTTTATAAGTTTTTAAAGAGTATACATTAAATTGTTTTGACGAAACTATTGGTGAGTTAATTTTATTTAATATTTCTTGTAAATTTGTTTTTTCTTTCTTATCATGATAAACAAAAATATAATTTTTATAGGTAAACATTTTTCTATTTAAACATTTCCGAATCGTACGACTATTTAAATTTAAATCTTCTGCACATAAACTAGCATTTATCCATTTCCCTATGAACTCCTCATTTAAAGTATATACACTAAATTCTTTACCTCCTCTGCTGATTGAATGAACTATTCTTTGTTCTCTTGTTCTTTCAAAACTACCATCTCCACCCAATGTAGAATTATACCCTTCTTTAAATGTATTAAATTTATTTATGTAGTATATTTCTAATTCCTTTAATTCTTCAATGTTATTTGCATAATCTATAATCTCAAAATTTATATTTTTAATACCATATTTTTTTTTATTGCTTTTGTAAAAATACTTCCAATATTCCCACCTACTGTATGCTCCATAATTCTTCTAATTAGTTTTCTAGTGGTAATACCTACATATTGCTTACCACTTGGAGAAGTTGCCAAATATACAATAAATTTAGTTGTATCTTTATTTGTGGATACAATATAATTATATTTACTCAAGGAGGCATCAACCTTTCTTTTTTAATAATTAAAATAAGCAGAAAATATTTTCTGCTTATTTTCAAATTTGTTCTATTTTCCAGTAAATAAATCTTTGTAAAATTTAACTAAATCAATTACATCATTTTTATCTTCATCATAAATATAATAGGTAAGATGAGAATCTAATGTAATTATCATCGGCGTAATCAAAAAAAACCAAAACAAACAATTAACTAACTCAATCTGTCCAAGAAAATTAAATTTGCTATCTGCATATGACCATATTGATAAATTTAACCACATATTTAAAATTACACCTGAAATTAATTCACCAAAAGTAATTAAACTTCCACCAATTAAAACTTTTTGATATGCTTTTAAATAAAAATACTTATTACTATCACATAGAAATGCAATGATTAGACTCAAACATCCAGAAAGGGTTCCCATATAAATTGAAGTGTAACCAACCAAAGAGAATAGAGTTATACCTTGAAATCCAATCATATCTCCTGATATAACTCTTACAATTACTTCAATGTTCATATATAAACTTGCAAAAACAAAAAAGTGAATTAGTTTACTTTTTAGATAATGCTTTCCCATGTGATCACTCCTACAGATTCTATATCTAAACAGTTCATTACTTGATTTCTCAACACTTCAAATTTGTAAATATATATTTGTTTATGTGTCAAGGCATCTTTTGCCAACTGAATCATTTGTTCTGCTGTAAATGGAGTACAAAGATTTTCATTTGCAGATTTCCATATAATAGGTATTGTAGCATCTGCACTTAACATGGAAATATATCCCATAATGTTTGTTTGATCGAGGGCTGAAAATGAGAATTTTTCCTCAAATCCCCTGCAAGAACTATAGAATCCGTTTAATATTGTTTGGTTACACTCTGTTGATAATTCCATTATTTTGTTCTCTTTAATTCTCAATAGATATAACTCATCATCATTTTCCACTGTAATCACATCTACAATATTATGATTAGCATCAAATACTAATTGGACATGTTTGTTGTTTTGCAAATCATTAGCAATTGATTTTACTTTTACAGAATCATAAATTCTATACTCTGCTTGATTATCAGATAATCCATCAGACAATTTTAATGAATTTACCTCATCTATTGTTAAATTGTCTGATAATATATATGATAATGAAGTTATTTTATCTGTTGCTGTGTCATAAACAATATACATTTTTTCACCTCAATTATCTTAATAAATTAGTTTTGTACTACTGTATTTATTGCATTAGTTAATGTACCGCAAAGGGTTGCATTAGAAATATAAGTTGCCACAGTTGTATTATATATTCTCACACATATCGTCGAACCTGCCGACATTTCAACAGTAGTGTCTACTGAAAAATTTATATAGGAACTTGAATAAGTAGATGCTGTTCCACCAATAGAAGTACCGTTGATATCAGTAACCATCAAAGAGACAGCATAAGATGGGTTGCTAGTCTTTATTTGTCCTTTTATTCTAAACATCCCAGAATATACGGTTTTAAATGATTTTACAATAGTTCCAGGTAAACTTGAAGTACTCGCACCTCTCTCAGCAGGAGCAGATAATAATACAACATCAGAAGGAGTATATCTTTGAGGTAAAACAATAATATCACCTTCCCATGTAATACTAGGAACACTCACTGTTGGACTTGTATCTGTTATTGCTACTCGCGTTAATGTCCATTTGATTTTAAGAGATGTATATGTTGAAATACTCAAATCAGATATATCTGCAATAGATGTTATATTAGATTTAAGGACAACATTTGCGGAACTTAATATATCACAAACAACAGTAGTATTTGTAGGAACTGTTTGAGTCCATTTTGCATTTCCCCATTTTTTAAGTAAACTTGGAGATATAGTTTTTGTGATTGTGCCTGTTAAAGCAGGAAGTTGTGCTTGGATAGATGTGAAGACATAAACAGTTGTATTATCTGTTGTACCATAATAAAGTCCACCAGTTAAATTAATATCTGTGCTAGTATAAGGAAACGCAGACGTTGTAGTGTTTTGTGCTATATTCCATATAGAAATATTATTATCAACAACAATATAATAATCAGTATTCGCTTGAAAAGGATATTGGACATAAAAAGGAGTTCCTGTAGAAACTGTAGATATATCCATTGTATATAAAACAGTTTTAGCACTACTCCAAACATGTAAACGAGAATATCCACTATTAAAAGAACTTAGATTAGCTATTACACCCCATAAAGCGTTATTTACATGAATTTTTACTCCAAATGCTCTATCAAGTCCTGCATATGTACTGGTTGGTGCAGTTAATGTTGCAGTTGTACCAATACCTGAAGTAGATAAATTAGCAACGTTAGAAGTATCTAATATTGTCGAACTATATGTCTCTGCTCCATTGAATCCATATATTTGCTTATATCTTCCATTGTTTGGATCAATTTGACTATAATCTTCAATATTTAATTTTTTATCTAATTCTACTTTTAATCCTGCTGGATGCACTGCTTTTGTAGAGTCTGTTCCTGCAGTTGTTTCAATAGCAGTAGCAAGCTCAACATGCCCTTTTACTGTTTCTGATGAGTCTTTTATTATATGTTGATTATAATTAACTATATGAGCATTATAAGTTGATACATGTGAATCAAAGTCAGATGTTTCTACTTTAGCATTAAATTCTTCTGCTGATGGTATATAGGATTCAAGTGCGTTTGAAATTACTGCTAAAAGACCTTCTTGTCCTTGATTTTCATAAAGCGATCCTAATGTTTGGTATGTAACACCAGAAGTCAATGAAACATAGGAAACATTGCCAGATTGAGAACGAGGTTTTGTATCATATAATGTTTTCATATAATTTGCTTCTGCTGTGAAATTATCATTTGTACTTGAATTATTAGGAAGGTTTAATTTTATAGACATATTAGTTTATCACATCCTTTTTTATTGGGTTAATTGTTTTAATTAATATTAATACCTAATACTAATTTCTGTCTTAAAATATCTATTAGTTATTCCGTCTAAACTACTTAACTCACTCCATGTAATTTTATCTGCACTTGAATAATGAATAATATTAACTCTTGATGCATTAGTTTGTGGTAAAAATTCAATTACATCTATAGATATTGGTATAATGAAAGACTTATAATTTCTTATTACAGGACTATCAATGGCAATAAATTGAATAATACTTGAATTTGTTTTTGCCTCATAAGTATTTTGATCTACTTGAACAAATGAAGAAACTAGCGTTGTGCCAATATTTGGAGGAGTAAATATTTCTATAGGCCAACTTAAAGAATCATTTTCAATTGCACTCGTATATTGATATCCTTGCATTTTTAACCCAACTGCCAAAATGTATGTATTGACCCAATCTCTAAAATCTGATAATGAAGTTGTAGTAAAAGAGTAAGCTAATCCACAAACATTAATTCCTAATGGGGTAGCCAAAGATACAGTTGCTGTGTATTTTTTAAATGCTTCTGAAAAACCACCAATATTATATCCTGCATAACCAGAACTATTGCAATAAAAACTTTCTAGTAACACCCAATCATCAGTTGTCATATGGGTTGCAATTCCAGTTGGATTATAGGTTGCATTAACAACACTACTTAAACAATCATCAGGAATCCATGCATTGGCAAATACGTTTAATAATGTAGTGTGGGCATAGTCAGTTAAAATATTTTGTGATATTCTATCTACTCCCCAATCGTATCCAAACATATCAAAGAAAACTCCATAATAATTTGAAATTTGACAACGATCCATAATTGCTTTTGCAGAAATTATTAAATCTGACAATAATTCTCCACCAAATGGGCCAACTTGTGCATATCCATATATTTTTACACCACTGGCAATAAGAGCATTAACTACAACTGATTGTCTAGTATTTAGTTGACTTGGTTCATGCGTAACGACAATATCTGCCTTACTTAATTTATCAATACTATATGCAACATTATTCATTCCGTCCACATTCGCCAAGTCTCCATAATAAAAATAGACATTTTTTAAAGATATATTGCCACTTGTAATTGGAGAATTTGTTACTTTTGCTAAATCTTGAATAGTAGAAGACCATCTGCCATTTGTTCTAGCAGTATCTCCGTCTTGAAAAACTTCTGCATTCCAAAACGTTAATTTACCAGTTGTATTGCGCGTAAAGATATAAGCATAAAGATATTTCATTGGAATTAATGGATTTACAGTAATAGAAAATTGTTGCTCGCTCCAAGTTCCTGCAAGAAAATTAATTTGCGAACTAAACATATCAACTCCTTCTGTGCCACTTGGCCCTGAAGCATTAGATAAGACTAATGATATAGAAAAACCTGTACCAAAAGATGCAATAGTTTCTCCTTTTGCTATAATTCTAAATGTTATTTGTTTAGCCACAGTTTGGTTAATTGTATCAATTGCATTTAAAAAATTATTCGATGAAGTTGTATTATTAAAAGTAACTTTATTATTATCAGTTGTCGTCCATCCTGTGCCATTTTGTTGCCATACTGAATCTAGTGGATATGAAGAAAATAAAGTTTCAGGTGAAGTAATTATTTTATTGTTTGATTTTATTGATCCTTCGAAAATACCATTGTTTATATTAAGATATAGGGGAGTTGCCATAAAGAATTAATCATCTCCTTTCTAAAAATATTTTGATTGAATGTTATATTGAATGTTATATTTTATTATTTTTTGATTGATATATATGCATTTGATAATGAAGAAAGGGAGTGAAGTTCTACTTCATCTCCAATTAAAAGAGTTGCACCAGTCTTATTTAAAAGAGAGGAAATTATGACAGATTCACCAATTAATTGAACGTCTGCTGTGGTATTATCAACTGAAACTGCAACTAATTTGGCAACCCACCCTTTAAGATTTCCGAATTTTGAGTATTCTGCTTGAAATATTTGTCTTGCTTTCTTTTCAATGTATTTATCTAAAAAATCAATTTCTTCTCTAGCGAATCCCATATTGCACCACCTTTTCCTTCTTTAGTTTAAATGAAAGGTATTTCCTTAGATTTTATTGCATTAATAGACATCTGACCATTTGTTTGTAAAGATATGCTAAGATCGTTTATAATAAAACGTTCTTGATTAAATCCCAGTTTTGGGTCTGTAAGTGTACAAATTTCATCTACATCCAAATGATACATACATATACTATTAATTTGAACTTGATTTTGTATGGCTGTTTTTCGTTTAAGAATGTACTCACTTAAATCAATACATTGTTGAACAGTTGAAATAGTATCTGTTGTATAGTAAAATACTCTTTCTCTGTTATTTAGGTTTGGTATTGAAGTTGGTGAAAGTAAATTTAAATTGCTTGTCTTATAGGATACTGAAGTTCCAGAGAAATTTGATCCAACTACACGACAACTGTTAAATACCTCAGACCATTTATGAGTAGATGTAGCACCTTGATAAACAAATTGATCAGGAGAGAAATCCCAAAGAGATGATTTCACACTATCATCAGCATCTTTAGAAATTACAAGTTGACCAAACTCATTGTAGTAACACGAACAACTATAAATCTGAGCTAAATCCACAAGGATTTTACCTAAATTATCAGTTGGTTCATAAATCATAGTATATGGGTTTGTTAACCCTAAAAGAGATATATCAATAATAGGAGGTTTTGTGTCTCCACTCAATTGCAAAACACTTCTTATTGCCTGAGATATATCTGTTCCTATATTTATTATATAGGAATTTCCTAATTCTCCTCCTAAATCAGAGTTCAATAATGAGAATTTATCCGTACCTGAAATTCTAATAGTTGATTTTGAATAGATGCTTGAGACCACTGGATCATCAACAATAAATATCCCTTGTGGCAAAAAGAAGTCAGTGCCATCAGGGAGTTCCAATCCTAATTCTAGAGAGAATTTTTGATGAATATAGAAATTTTCGATGTTCGGAATATATTTATTGTCTAGATTTATGATTTCGAAATCACAAGTTCTTCTTACCCCATTATTTCTCTGACAATTGAGGTTTCCAATACTATTCTCTAGGAGATAAGTTATTTCCTCTCGAATACTTTCATCATCACGTAATAAATTTATTCGTATTTTGCGCTTGTATTTTCCACTGTCAATAGCCAATAAATAATCTTGGAATGAAGACATTATTTATACCCACCGTTACAAGAAACTTATAAAACTATATTAAAACTAATAAAGTTTATGTTCTTTTTCTGTTTCATCGCGTCCAATTTTGTATCATTTCTAATACTACTTTTGTTTGATATAACGCTCCATAGACTTAAATTCCCGACCAACGAATCGGTATTATTAAACAGTTTTATATCTTAAACTGCTAATCTACCATATTCTCTTAAATTAATACTTGCATTCTTATCTCTATCTAAAATAACTCCACATTCCTTGCAAACATATTCCCTATCTGAAAGTTTTAACCCTTTGTCTATACTTCCGCATCCAGAACACATTTTACTTGATGGATAAAATCTATTTGCAATTATTAATTTAACTCCATACCAATTACATTTATACTCAATTTTTACTCTGAAATCATATAGGCATTGTTCTTGAATTGCCTTTGACAAATGTCTATTCTTCATCATTCCTTGAATATTTAAGTCTTCCAATACTATATACTCTGGTTTGTTTTTCACCAAAGCAGTAGTAATTTGATGACTGTAATTTGTACGAATATTTGTTAATCGTTGATGAACACTCTTTATTTTGTCTTCTAGTTTTATAATATTTTTAGTCTTCTTGTAATTTTTCCCTTCTTTATTATTTTCATATTTTCTTGATACTTGACGTTGAAGTCTTCTAAGTTTCTTTTTAAGTTTTCTTACTGCCTTAGTCTTGTTAATATTCTTAAATGGTTCATCAATATTACTAATAATTGCTAAATCTTTAATTCCAAGATCGATTCCAATTGGTTCAGACATTTCTTTCTCAATTGTTAAGTCTCCAACTTCAATTCCTACCGATATCCACCAATGTAACCCATCGAATGTTACTCTTGGATTCATATATTTAACATCTTTGCTAAAAGGGATTCTGTCAAATTCAGCTAATTTAACTTTACCAACTTTTTCAATCTGACAATGTTTTTCTGTGAACTTAATTTTAACATTGTCTTGATAAAAACTAGGTTTACTTCTTTTACGAGTTTTGAATTTAGGAAATTTACTTAAACCTTTGAAAAACTTTTTATAAGCATCGCAAGCATCTTTAATTGCTTGTTTTGTGATATTGTTAGAATATTTATATAACCATTTAAACTCATCAGTTTGTTTTAATTGAGTAAGTTGTTTTCGTATTTCTCCATCATTTAAAAACTTACCAGTTTCTTTATAATATTCCTGTATTTTAGCAATAGCAAAGTTATAAGCCCATCTACCCGTTCCAGCACAACCAAAAAGATTGGTGTATTGTTTATTATTTGGTTTTAACTGAACTTTAGTTGTCTTTATCATCTTCCACCAACTCCTTTATTAGTTTACGTGCTTTATTGGCTCTTTTTCCTTGTAATCTACAACTAAATACAGTAATAATTTGAACTAAATCTTCTACTAATTCTTGTTACTCAGTTTTTTCAATTTTATAATTACTAACTCGTTTAATTAATTGTTTTAATCCTTTTTTGTTGTAGTTAATTCCACTTCCAATGTCAGTGATTATCTCGTAGGGTTTCCCTTTGGAGTTAAGATATATCTTCATATTTTCTATTTGGCGTCCAAGATCGTCTTTTTGTTTATTAGAAGACACTCTGCAATAACCAATTGTAATTCTGTCTTTGGTGTCTTTAATATTAAAACTTTATTAACTTGTTCGGGAGAATAATATCTATAACCATTAGAACTAACATGATGTGGTTTTAACTTCCCATTGGCATCCCAATTCCTTAGTGTTTGGGAGTCTTGTCTATTAATTTAGCAAACTCATGTATAGTATAAAATTTCATTATTTTCACCTCGTAATAATTATACTATATTGAGTTATAAAGTCAACAATATTTTAGAAACTTTTATATAGTTTTATAAGTTTCCTTCATCTGTTTACTACCTCTGCGTTTTTATAATTATTTATTCATTAATATTATTTTTCTAAACATCTGCCACTTCAACAATATCAAACGATACAATCATTATTTGTTGCTCAATTCCATCATCAAGGTTTTGATATTTAAAATTATGTGTAAATACTTTATGTATACCCCCTTTACGTGTTTTCCATAATTTATTCTTGCCATTAAGAACGAAATCTTTTAAGGTATCAATGTAGTCAACACTCTGCTGTAAAAAACCATTAATATCAACTTCACCACAAATAGCCTGAATACTTGTTTTTAAATACTTACGTTTACCAATTGAAATTGCAGGATATTGAGTATAATTATCATGGATAACTATATCTTCAACATATTCATTGTTGCCAGATTTTACATTCAAATCAAATTTATATGCCAATCCTTCATCTTCTGAAACCAAATAGTATCCATAAAAATTCATATCAATCTCATCAGTGACAAATGCCTCTGATACCTGTTCGGAATTTAAAGCATTTATTTGATACTCATATGTCTTAAACGGTTGTGCTTCATAATCTATAAACTCAGTAACGCCAACATTTACAGTGCCTAAATTCTTCAAGATACTACTTCCTGATTCTCTTCTACTAACTTGCCAATGAGTTAAGGGAGAATCCAAACCTGAGACGTTTCCACCAATTAAATTATTCTCAAATTCTGCCATTAGGAGAGTTTTTGGTGTCCAAACTAAATTTTCTGCAATTGCAGTATTTTGTAATGTTGTATTATCAATTTCTTCATTTTTTATTTGTAATTTATCTATTGTTGCATTTCCATAAACTTTGACAGATGTATATGATCTAAGTACAGGGCTAGGAATTCCAACTACTTTTTGGAAGGATGAAACGCCCAAAAAATTGCCTGAGAAAAACATTAATTATTCACCTACTTTCTATTGAGGGAAGATATATTCATAAATTACATTATTTAATATAATTAGAACTTGTACGCCTTTTATTGCTATAAGAAAAGGTTGTAATGGCAATTCTTTTGGAGTTCCATTTAAAATAAAATTGTTATTATTATAGTAGAAACATCCAATTTCAGGATTATATCCGATTTCAAAAAATGTCAAATCAATATTTTCAAGACGAATCATTTTACCTCCTGCAAATGAAACACTAGGAATATAATCAATTGTCAATGTAAAAATCTCAGGGATATCAACTTCAAACTCTACATAATTAGGTACTGATGCTTTACCAAATAAATCATTTAGAAATAATGATGCGCCATAAAATTCATCATATGTACTAGTTTCGTCAAATGTTATTGTATCATCTACCGTATCAGATTCATTCCAAGTTATATCTAGATTTAATCCAGTATTTAATGTAGTAAATAAGCCAGAAACATATGCACTTGTGCCTGAAATTAATCCTGTACTTTGAACAGGATTTGACCATTGTATTTTTGTCGCAGATAATTCTGGAAATAATGTTGCTGTAGGTTTTACAACAAGAGAAGGTGACGCATAAGATACAGTGAATGTATAAATTGAAGATTGAATAACTACATTTTGTTGATTTGTTACAACTGTATACATTTTGTATGACAAATTATTTATAAATCCATCAAATTCATACGAAATTAAACCGCTATTGGAATTTGGTGTTGTTAAAATAATTTCATCATTAGAATTTAGAAAAACCATATACCAATAATTGGTAGATATATACTCTTCTTGAAAATATGTAACTACGAACGAATACTTCTTTGAGGTTATTGTTGATGGTACAGAAATTGTTAAAGTAGGTGTTGTGTAACAAAAAAAAGGAATTTGTCTTGAATTTGCTGATAAAGTTCCTTGCCAAACAGTAAAAACAGAAAAATATTGATTTCCATTTGTAAGACTGTTTATGGGAAGTGCATGTGATAAAATATCACCTTGATATAATAAACTTTCTCCCAATGATATTTTAGCTGAGTCAAATACCAAGGAATTATTCATATTATAAATTTTTAGTTGATAAAAATCTATATAACTTCCTTGAATTTTGCATTGAAAATCTATTATTTGAGAAGAATCAATGGTGATATTAGATGGAGAGCAGAAATTTGGTTGATATAGGGCCAATTCCATTCACCTCCTGTTTTTTGTTCTATATATTCTTTTAATTGTTCGTAATTATTATTTTTTGATCCATATTTATGATGATATGAATCTATTTTATTTATTGCATGGCATTTATCACACAATGTAATTCCAAAATCTACATTAAATCTCAACTCTATGTGATCTGAAAAATTATAAATATGATGTGCTTGAAGATTACCACCAGTATTATCACCACAGCATTGACAGGTAAAATTATCTCGTTGATAAACCAATTTTCGCCATTCCTTATACTCTATAGAATGTCTAATTTTATCATTTTCCGAATTAATACCGCCTTTCCAATTAAAATTATTTTCTCCTGACACTGAATTTCTAAAAGATTTTAATTTAGTATAACGAGTTACACCATATCTTCTCATATTGGTGGCTGAAATTTTATTTTTAATATCTTCATTTTGTAAATGATTTTTTACTCCGTATTTTTCTAATGATGTTTCTTCAATTTTCTTTTTAAATATTTCGCTTTGACTTACATGCTCAACCCCATATCTTTCTATGTTGGTTTGCATTCTTTTATCTTGTACAGATTGTAATTGTATAGCATACATCACACCATATCTTTCAAGATTTGTTTTTATAACTTTTTGTTTATATTCTTCAGTTTGTTGATAATAACTACCATATTTATCAATTTGAGTTTGTTTGGATTTTTCTACGAATTCAGGTAATTGCATAATATGTTCAACACCATATTTTTCTACCATTGTTTTTTTGATTTTATCTCTTATAATTGGATTTTGAGCAGGTATTTCAAACCCATATCGGGCTAAATTTGTTTGCTTTCTTTTTTCTGTGGCTTCTGGTGATACTAATCTTTTTTCTGAGCCATATTTTTTTAGATTTATATCAAACATTCGTTTATATTTACAATCATTGCAAGCATCTTTATCTATAATAGAATTATCTCTTTTTGTATAATCTTGATATTTTAATAATATTATGGTTTCTTTACCTTCATCTGCACAATAATCACATAAATATTCAATTTTTGCATGAGAGTTTAAGGTTAAATCCTCTACTCTAACTAAAATTTTCTTCTGATATAACCATCGATATCCTTTTTCTTCATAATATTTTTTATCTCTTGGCGTACAAGTTACTTCAACCTCTGTACTTAACAACAAATTAAATCACATTCCTTCCCGACAATTATTTAATAATTTATAAATCCCGACAAAAAGACAAACAAAAACAACAGGGAAGAATTGTCGGTTTCTTCTCAGATGTGTCATGACCACATCCTATCCCCGTTGAAGAATTGCATATTAAATTTAAACATTACAAAAAAGAGACATTATTATATTTGAATAATAAGTCTCTCAAATTAACACAAATTAAAATTGTTGAGTTTTTGTTCTCCTAGATAAACCCTGCAATTGAGAAATTAAATCATTAGCGGAGTTGGAATTAACCGTGAGATTTTGTATTGTAATTCCACCATTAGAACTACTATTGCCTTTATTAATATTGCTCATATTATTTATAAAATTAGGCATTTGTGGCAATTTGATATTACTTAATGAATTAAAAGCTATATTTGGTAAATTATGAATCATGCTCCATAATTTCTTACTATCCGTAGAATTAAAAATTGTTTCTGCACTTGATTTTGTTCCATGTAACATTGCCAAACCTGTAGAATCGTTTACTCCACCTGAAGCATATCCAATTGCTTTATTCCAAGCATCTTGATATTGACCGTGTGGTGCTGTATACCCATCAATATGATTTTGATATGTTCCAGTTGAATTAGGAGAATTAATAGATGTATCATTCGAAGATGAATTTCCATTAGACGGACTAGATGTACCACTTACAATAGCATTATTTAATTGTGCATTTGCATCTGCTATTGCTGATAATCGAGCATTCAATGATTGTAATTTTGAACTTAAAGATGTAATAGCATTATCTAAATTATTATTATATGTCTTTAATAATCTATCTGATAATACATCCATATTCTTCCACTGAGTATCAAAATTATTTTTCATGGTTGAAAATGCATCTTCTTGAGATTTAATTGAATCTTGCTCTGCTTTAATTTGATCTTGTAGGAGTTCTTTTTGATGTTTTACTGCATTATCTTTTTCCCATTTTTGATAATCTGTTTGTGTTTTTGCTAGATTTTCTTGAGCAGACTCTACATTCTCTTGAGCAGATTCTACATTCTCTTGAGCTTCCTTTACTTTCTGAGGATTAGCTTGCCAAGTCCATTTATCATCAACAAGAATTCTAGTATCTCTTTCATTAGAAACATTATTTAACTCTTTTAGTGCTTTTGAAAGTTCTAATTGCGATTTTGAAAGTTCCAAATTTGCTTTAGAAATATCTAAGAGTTTTTCTTGTTTGTCTATAGATTCTTGCTCTAAATCATTTTTTTCTTCTAAAGCATCAATTTGAGATTGATATCCTTCAATTATAGTTTCATGGGTAGTTTTATAAACATTTAATTTTTCTTCTTCGGCATCTAAAACAGATTGTGCGATTAATTTTTCTGCATCTATGACTTGTTTTGCTAAATCTTGAGCTGTATTTTGGAGAGATAATTGATAGGAGAGTTGAGATTTTGTAGCATCTTCTATTGATTTTGTTAATGATTCTTTTGATTCAATTGATAATTTATCACTTGACAATTGAGAATTCATATAATCAATAGATTTTTGTTGAGTATCAATTAAATCTTCAGTTATTCTAGTTTGGATTATTAATTCATCACCATATTCTGATGATGTATCGAGGGTGAGTGCCATACGAGATTTTGAGAGTTCAAGTTGAGTGTTTGATTCATCTATTGATGCTGTAAATGTGTCTATTTTTGCTGATACAATGTCGAAGTTGATTTGGGGAAGGGTGGAGTTGAGATCAGAAATGGCATTTGTTGTATCATCTATAGCTTTTTTATTTTCTACCCATGCTTTTCTGAGCTTCTGGATTTTAGTGAATTCTGCTTCCATTGTTTTCTGCTTAATTGCACTGGAGGCGTTGAATTCAGCAATGTAAGTAGTAGATTGTTCATTGTCATCTGTATACCATCTCCACATTCCTTGAGGAGTTGCTTCATTTATTTTTGTTTTTTGATCTTCAAGTTGTTGGAGTTGAGTTTCTTGAGATGCAATGAGTTCTGTGGTTTTTGTGAGAGATAATTGATAGTCTTTTTTTGAGTTTGACTGTTCAATTTCTTTTTGTAGGGAATCATTTTTTGCTTTTGTGAGATTTACTTGAGCAGATGTTTCTTTTATTATTGAATCCGTTGGTTCAATATAAGCAGGATCAGTTAGTTCTAGTGCTTTTTTATCACCAATCTCATTGACTGCTGTTTGATTATTCTTACGAGCGTTGAAATCTGAAAGTATAGTTGAGACGTAATTTCTAGTCTCAAGTGGTGCTATTCCACTAATATCTGCAAATGTTGTTCCACCTGTTTGCTTAAGTGCCTTTTTTACGTTTCCAATTCCCCAGTTGTAACTTGCTAAAGCGAGTTCTTTGTCATTATTAAATGCAGACATCATTTGAGCAAGATATTTAGAACCCCCTTCAATTGATTGAGCAGGGTCATAGACATTCGATACTCCTAAGTCTTTTGCTGTTCCAGGCATAAGTTGGGTCAGACCAGATGCACCTGATGCATTATGAGCTTTTGCATTGAATCCTGATTCTTTTTTGATTACTGCATCGACCAATGTTGCTGATAGGTTGTTTTGTTTTGCACTTTCGCGAATTAGGTCTGCGTATGGACCTGTTACTACTTCTGGGATTTCTTCTTTTTTCTTAGAAGGATCTTTGTTTAAATCTGGATTTGCTGATGCTATTAGGTCTGAAGGAGTTATTTGGGATGAAACTTCAATAGCTTTCAAAGCATCTGCTAAGGATTGGAATTCGTTCATAGTTGATATACTATTTGACAGTAAATCGTGGTTTTTCCATGCATCGTTATTACTATTGGTCGATGCGTTAAGTTTATCTATTGAAAGTTGTCTAGCTTGCTCTACTGTCCCAATAGATTCTATTTCCTTTATACTAAACCCTAATTTAGCCAATAGTAATTTTTTAGAAGCTTCTAACTCTTGTTTATTTTGGTCTAACTTTTTCTTAAAAGCTTCATCATTAGCCTTCATGACTTTTTCAATGGCATCTTTATTAATTGTTAGCAAACCATTTTCTTTGACCATATGCTTTGCTAATTCTGGATGTGCTTTAATTAATTTATACAATTCTTCTGTGGTCATTTTATGACCATCATTCATTTTTGCAACAGCGGAGGCTAGGTCTTTAGCATTTTCGAGATAGTCTTCAGTTGAACCGTCAACGTCTTCTAATGCTTTGGAGATGTCATATATTTTTTCTTTAGCTTCAGGTGCAACACCACTCAATATAAGAAGACCTTCAACAAATGGTTTGATAATATCCATAGACATAGTTGGATTAGCTCTTGAAATAGCAGTTATTAAATTGTTGATTGCGTCTTGATGTATTTTTGTAGCTTCGGAAGCTTTAATACTGCCCTTTTGAAGACCAGTTAGCGAAGTATTCCATTCGTCCATAATTGGTTTAATGTTTGCGTCTGTTTTAAAAGTATTAAACATCTGAGATAAAACTTGTGATGGAACTTTACCACTTTCATTTATTTCAGATATTATTCCCATATATGATTTTGAGAAATTACTTAAAGAATTAGAAGATAAATTCAAAGATTCTAGTTCTGTTTGAGTGACTGCTTTTAATCCACTACTCATTTCAGAATTTGCTTTTAATATCTCACCTTGAACGGTAGCAATATCACCTTTGATTTTATTAATATCTATATCGAATCCTGCTACTTTTGATAACTTTTCATCTGGTGTATAGGTGTTATTTGGGCCTAATACATTAGTTCTGACTTGTTCTTTTTTAGCCAAATCATCTTTTAGATCATTTAACTTATTTTGCTTTTCAATTATATCATCCATTTGAGAAGATTCATTCTTATAGAAATCACTAACTAATTTTTGTTTATTGATTTCTAATTCTTCTCTTTTTAAGTCTAAATATTCACGAAGACTATCCGCAGAACCTAATATTGCCTTACCTTCTGAGTCAAAACCTTCTACAGATTGAGGTAAGAGCGAAGATAATTTTTCAGTTGCCTCCGATAGTTTTTGAGTCTCTTCTGTAGTTTTATTTTTCTTAGTAGATAGTTCATCGTATGTGGATATTAAAGTTTCTGATTGTGTTATTTCAGAAGATAGTGTTGATATGTTATTTTTAATACTATCAAAAGCATCTTTTGCTTTTTCTTTAGCATGAATCCAAGAATCTGCAAAACTCATTACTTTACTAATGACAAACATAAGTGCAACCGATAATCCTAACGTGGCAACCGCCTGAAACGTAGCCATAGCAACCCTTGTTGCAACCGCAGATGATGCTAATGATCTCATTGCATTACTAATTCCTGTAATAGCAATACCTAATCCATTTGCCCATCCAGTTCTTCCCATTGCAGTTTGTTGTACAATAGCCAAACGTAGATTTGTTATGTACCCCATAACTGAAACACTTGCCATTTGGAAACCAACAACGAATGGATTTACTCTCCATGTATTTGCGAGGCCACTAAATTGTCTCATAACTATTGCCGTTTCCATTACAGATGTTTTAAACGCTAACATTGGAGCAATTAAGAATGACCTACTCATAAAACCTTGGAATTTAGTAGAAAATAATGATGCCGTTAAAACAACTGTTGCCAATATGGTTGGAATTCCACCCATCACATTAGCAAAACTTGCGAAGCCTGATATTACGATTGTTAAACCTTTTACTAAGTTTTTCCACGTATCTGTATTTATTGAATTTAAATAAAATTTCTCCCAAGATGCGGTTAGTCGTGATACGGAGGCAGACAAACTGTCATTATAAATAGCCTGTTTTTGTGCTGTTACGCCTTCACTCTCTTGTGCAGCAGTAGTATTTTGTAAAACTTTGTCGTAATTTGTCATAAGAGAAATAAATGCATTTCTTCTATACATACCAGCAGCAGCAGTTGCAATAGATTGACGTTCCACATCATTTAAAATCTTCCATTTTTCGCTTAATTCCGACAAAACTTCTCCCATTGGTCGAATCGTGTCGGAAGATGATTTAATTGCTACTCCAATGGCGTTAAATTTCTTTTCGATACCTTTAAATTCTTCTGGATTTGATTCTTCTCCTACATTAGATATTCGTGAAATTACGGTTCTTCATTCTGTTACTTTCGCTTATTTGTAAATAAACTACTGACTATTCAAAATAATGAATAGCGGAAATGGTTCTTCTTTAGGTAATTATTTCATACCGACCATTTCTCTCTCCCTTATATAGTGGTTATATAGGAGATGTTCTGACTGTCGCTTGTATATCTATCATTTTGATAAATACACTTCTCTCACTCAGTCGATCAACGTCTTATATTGATTAATTTGATAAATATAAACATAGGTGGCACTATGTTTTAGGAAATTAATTTATTTATTACTTCATTATACTCACTTTTTGTGTATTTTTTAAATGTATAGATGTTTTTATAAAATTTATTGTTGTTGCAATTTCTATATATCGCATCACTGGCAGAACTACTAGATATAGTTATTCCTTTTTCTACAAGCCAATTGGCACATTCATTTAAAGAAGAATGTGTAATTATTAATTTATTGTTCCTATCATATACTTCAATAACAGAAGAATTAGAAAATGATTTTTTATTTACATCGTTTACTATAAAATTAATAAATTGTCCTTGATTAGACATAATTTCATTAAATTCATCTTTATTAATAGTGTAGAATAATAATCCTTTATAGTTTTTATCCTTATCAATATTGGTACGAATTGCTTTCTTGCCTCCATTGTGATTTTTAATTAAACCAATTCCAGTTAACCACTCTCCACACAGAGATAAAGACTCGGAACAATTTATTATATTATTGTTTGTATCTTTTACTAGAATGCATTTAGAGTTATATCTGTTTAATCCTTTATTCTTATCCTTGACAGAACCAGAATTTCTTAATTGAAATCCAAACTTTCTTAAAACTCTACCAATAATAACATCACTTACTTTGAAATATTTAGAAATCTCATAAGATGATTGACCTTTGTTTGTATACATATCAATAATTTCATCTTTATAATCTTCTATGTCAAACCCATGAGATTCCATTCTATTTCTTTTAGTTTCTTCTTCAGAAGGTTTATAACCACTAACTCCTTCCCCTCCATCAGTCATATTGCATAAACTAAATCCATCTACAAATCTGTATTCATTTATATACCAACATTCGTATTCAAATGCCTCGTTTTCAGATAAATTTTCTTGTAAAATATGCACTACTGTTTTAGTTTTATTATATATATTCTTGAAATATTTGCTTCTTCCTATAGTTTTGCACCATCTATCATTTTTACCTTTTCCTACATAGAATGGTTCATTAGAATCTAACCTAATCCATTCATAAACATAATATATATTATTATTGTCTATTATAATTGTCTATTATAATTCCTCCTATAAAATTATTTATCCTAAAATTTTACATACAAAAAGAAGAGTAGTTAGGATTCTACTCTTCTCAATGGAATGATCAGTCCCATCTATCTCTTTGTAAAAATTATCAATATTAAGTATTTATCAAATTTAATCAATATAAGTTCGCCCCTGTCGTCTCAACCACGAGACTTCCAAGTTATCTGTAATATTCGCCACAAATATTACAACAATCAGAGAGAATTTGTTAAGGTGGTTTATGAATTATGCCACCAGAGCACCAAAAAATAATGCATTGGCGTTTTCTGAGCCGCTACGTCTAGTGACCTCTATCATGGTGGACAGGATGCCAGTCGTAGTCGAAATATCCAACCCTGCGTCTTTTGCCACACTACCAACAGTTCTTAATCCGCTGGAAATCTCAGCAACACCTTTAGGAAAGTCTAATTGCAACATTCGTGCTGCACCAAGAATAGAATCAGTAACTCCAGTTATTTCATTAGCAGTTAAACGATATTGGGTCATTACCCCCATTAACTCATCACTGGTCTGCTCAATTCCCTGTCCAGTGATGGAACTAAGAGTCACCGCACTTCGACTCTTAGTTAAAACCTCTTCAATTGTAGAGGTGTACGTCCCGAAGACAGCTATGGCTTTCATTACTGTATCTGTTGTTGCTCCCATTTCAGTAGCAAAAGCATTAGCAGTATTTGTTATTTCACTAAAAACTAAATTAGTATCAGACATTTCCAACTGTAAATTTGTGAATAATTTTGATTGCCCAGACATAAATTCAAATGCCTCTTGTAATTTATGGAGGCTATTCATCACCAAAGTCGAGGCTACTATCCATAGCGGGAAACGTTGCAATGCGATGGAAAAACTTTCTCCTAGTCCAATTTGTCTATTAGCTAAATTACCAGTAGATGTACTTAATGAATCCATTTGACCTCTAAGCATATTGTAATTACCAGAAACACTCATGCTTTGAGTTTCATTTAACTTGTAAGTTTGAGTTACCTGTTGCATTCCTGTACTTAAAGTTCTCAATTTAGCATTTAATAATTCTAAATCAGGTATTAATTTTGCAGTTTTAAAATCAATAGGATTGCTACCAGATTGTTGTTTAAGAATATTAAATTGAGTAGACACATTTTTTAAATCAGAAAAAGTTCTTTGTGCTATTGCGGTTGACTGATTAAGCAAATCTGGGACTTTGGTACTTGAGCCAATTTGTTGAAATGACCTACTCGCTTCATCAAATTGATATTTAAGTCTAATGGTTTCATTTTGTGCATTTTTTAATACAGCAATTAATTTACCTGCTTGATCATAATCATAACTAATTAAAGTATTGCTTTTGTATTGACCAGAAGCAGTTAAACTATCAGCAAAAGTCTTAGCCTGTGCTAGTGACCCAGTTCCAGGAGTTGCAACACTGGTTTGACCTTGAACTTGAACCCTAATTAATGGCCTTAATCCTTCTATTTGTTGCTTTAATTTTGCAATTTCAGAAGGAGGAACAAATAGAGTTAAATTAATTCGTTTTCCATCAATTTTAGATGTATCAAGTTTTAAATTACCTAATTTAAAAGAAATAGATTCTATTTTACTTTTTATTTCTTTCGTTGCATTTGAAGGAAGTTTTACATTATTTATTGATACATTCTCTAATTTAATTGAGAGTTTATCCAAATTCGTTTTTAAAGCATTTAATGCACCAGAATCTATTTTTATTTTATCAATTGTAATTGGATTTGCTTTTACAAAATTATTTAATTTATCAATTGTAGCTTTTATTTCTGATTGGTCGTATTTTATTATTAATTTAGCACCAACAGTATATGTAGTACCCATTAAACATCACCACCTTATAATTTTTTAATTGCATCACCTACTGCTTTATCTATTAAATTAGCAATATTATCTGCATTGTTTTCTATCGTATTTTTCATAAATGATCTTGGGCGATTATATCCATAAGGATATTGAAAATCATACCCCTCCCCAGTTTCTACTATTCCTGCGTATGACTCTAATGGATTGTTTGAATCATACATATGATGACTTTGTGCAACATTATCATCCACATAAACATCTATGCTTATTCCATTTAAATCCTTATTTATGGGAGACTTTTTTACAGCTCTTTTCAAATTATAAGTGCGTTCATACATTGGATCTGATGGAGTATATTTATCATATACATCTAAATCTATATGTTCACGGACATCATCAATTAATACATCTCCAATAATTTTTAATTGACTAGATAATTCTTGCTCTAGTTTCTTTATTAAATCATTTGCTAAAAATGATATATCTTTTGGCAACTTTTTCACCTTCTTTTGTTATATTTCTCTTTACAATTGCATATCTATTAGTATATAATTGGAAATAAAAAGGAGTGTTTAACTTGGGTAAAATAGTATTAGCAATAATAATATTTATTATAATAATGGCTATAATGGAAATAATTAATGAACCAAAAGATAAAAAGTTAGAGCGATTAAAAACTACAAAGCAAACTATAAATTCAATATCATTAATTCATATAGACGGAATACCTAATTATGGTAATGGAACAAAAGTAAAATTTTCAAAGACTCCAAATGAAATAACTATTGATAAAGCTTATTCTATCCCTACAAAAAACATAGAATCAACCTTGTTTAATTCTTCCAAGGAACTTACAGAACATCAAAAGAGTGTTGTAGGAAGATCATTACTTGGAGGACTATTATTAGGCCCAATAGGTGCTGTAATTGGAGGAATATCAGGTGTAGGAACACAAAAAGAAACATCAATGATATGGGTGATAACTATTAATTATAAAGAGCATAGTCAAAACAAAACAATTGTATTAGCAACTGAGGACGAATTTATGATTCCACGTTTAAAAACGGCATTAAACGTATATTGAATACCAAAAGAACCCATATTTCTACGGGTTCTTTTTATTTATTATTCTATAATAATTTATTATTTATCAACGTCCAATATTTCTACTTTTTTATTTTCTTCTACCATTTTTTCTACACTTTCCTTAAATTGTTCTGCAACATTCCCCATTTTTAAAAGTTCATTTTCTGGCAATAAATCAAGAATTTTTCCAAACAATTCTAGTTCAATTAATTTATCTGCCATTATTAATAATTTTTCACCTTCATCTTGAATAGGGATATTTGTAAAGTATTTTAGCATAAGCATTGGAAGGATAATACTATCTTTTAGATTATCAATATTCTCCATATCCTCAAGTTCTTCAATAATATTCATGTAATCAATCATAATCTTTTGGGTGTCCGTTTTTTTGAGATATTTAGAGAACTCTATTTCATATTCCTCACCAAAGCGGTCTGTTACCCTTTCTGTAATTTTCTCATTGAATTTACTGAACCCTTTGTTTAAAGATACCTCATTTAATTTTTTAACACTTGCCATTTTATTTTTCCTTCTTTCTTTAAATATTTAATTTATATAGATATTTCTTTAACGCTGTTTATGCTTGCATCATTTATTATAGGAGCGTTGTTTGCCAAAACATTTTCTAATATCTTTTCAATCCTATCAAAATCCCAATACCATATTTCTAGAAAATTAATGTTATTGTCTTCAGCATATTCTTTTTTGCGTCTGTCATGTTCCTGCTGTATCATAAACTCTACATCACTTTGGTTTCCTGCTGTTCCATCATGATATTGCCCTTGATATTCTATAAGAAGATTTATGTTTGGCAAGTAATGATCATATGATAATAATCCATTACCAACTCCTCGTAAACCTTCAAATGTTTTTTGTTGTATAAAGTAATTTTTTATGCGTTTTTCTAATTGATTCAATGAACTATATTCTTCTTGACTAATCTTAACCCAATCATTGTCTATCAAAATATTATCAATCGATTTTTCGCCTTTTGATTCACTACATTCAGGACAACCTCTGCCGTTGTTTCTATCTGCTATTCTAGATATCCATTCATTCCCACATTCTTTACATATCCAAAACACCTTTTCTCCACTTTTAGGTGCAAATTCATTTGGTCTTTTAGTATTTTTCTTGTAATTCCATTCTTCACAAAGTATTGGATTTATAATTAATAAATTATAATCTTCGGATGGTAAATTATGTGAACAATAAGGACAGTTATGATTATCAATACCCCTTTCATATACACGGGTACTCCATTCATGTTTTGGATTGTCTTTGCATTGCCACCACACTTCTATATTACTTCCCGGCGTAACATCACAAGGGGCTATATTGATATTTTTTATAGGATGCCACTCTTTAATTAGATCAGGTCTTTTTGTTGCTAAACAATTAGACAAACCTACTTGTTTACCATGACAAACCCCACAACCTTCACCCTTATAAATAAGATGCCAAGTTGAATTAAATATTTCTCCACATTCTTTTTTAAAACATTTCCATTTTAATTTTTCATTAGTGCCTTTATAAATTTGATTGTCTAATAATTCATATGGTTTATTTTCTAATTTACACCACAATTTAATATTTTGAATCGTGAATAGATTTGATTTATGAAACTTTTCAGGATAACTTTTGTTGTATTTTAAATTATCAAATTTAGCCATATAATAATAACCTTCTTGATCTTTAAACACTAATTTTTGTCTGTTGTTTGTATATATCTCACTTACTAAAATCAAATTGAATTTATTTAATGCAAATTGTTTAACAACATCTATTGTAATTTTATCAAATTGATTATTTCCACTTCTCATCTTTCTACCTCCAAATTTAATAATAATTTAACTCCATATTCTCCAAAACAAAATTATATAAATACAAGGGAGAGTCTTGGAGGTGACTCAATCAGGTTAATTACTCCTGATTCTCCCTTGTAAAACTATCAAACCAAAATCTTCACAAATCTAACTCAATCTCAATATCAACAATAACCATATTCTCATCTTTACCATTACTAACAAAATCCTTATGTATCAAAATAACTTCATCTAAATCAACTTCTAAGGCTTTAAAAACAATACTACACCCAATCTCGCCATTCTTAATTTTCAAAGCCTTAAGCACATCATTACATGCCTTAAAATCCACAAATCCTCTACATTCCTCGCTGAAAGTTCTGTAAGAAACATATAATAACTCACCATCAATTTTCTTGAAGCAATCCCTACGAACAAAATTACCGTACTGATCTTTGATTACCCAAATCATCTCTTTCATTATGTAATACACTCCTCTATACTTTACTAAAATTTAAAGCAAAATATTCATCTGCTCTATAAATATAGTATAGCATGAGAAGTAAAAAGTGTAAAGCCTAAATGATAAAAATATATCAAATATATTTTAGCAATTTTATCATCTGGAATCATGATCAATCTTATACTCTATAAGATCATCTACTTTGCAATGAAGAACAAGTGCTATTCTCACTATTACATCAAGCATCATATTATCAGCTCTCATTATCTGATAAAGTCTGGCTGGAGTTATATCCATTTGACCTGCTAAAAATGTTTTTGTTGCTCCAGTAAGTGCTTGGTGTTCTTTAATTTTTCTTTCTATATTATTTGTAATAATAATTGGTATTGACATCCTACAACACTCCAATCTTTGTTTATCAATCATCCTATATTATATCATCAACTCTATTATAAACAAAGTATCAACTGTATCATATCTTCTATAAATTATTATACCATCTAAACAACTATATTGTCAAATAATTTTATTTATGAATTTGTTATTGTTAAAAATTATTATTCAATTCAATTCCATGTTCCTTAAATTTATTTATTAACCCTTTTAATCCATGTTTCATATCCTCTGGATAAAGTTCTAACAAAGTTAAATTATTATCTTTACATATTCTTTGTTTCTCTTCTGTTCTTTTTTGGTAAAATTCTTTCCTTTGTAACCCAAAATATTCAACAATTATATCATTTGCTAAAAACCAATCACATCGTTTATATCCACAACGAACATCATTTGTGAAAGCTGAGTAATAAACTTCTTTTTTGTATCCAAGGCTATTATCTATAAATAAATTGGTAATAATTAATTCTGGTTGAGATAAACATAAATCATTATTTTTTGATCTATATGTATTATTAGAGAATATATTTCCACTATAATTAGGCTCTAGTCCTGCTTCTTGACAAGCATTGACATAACCATTAAAGCATCTTATATATGTTATATGATGTGCCATTTCTTTATTTTCACTTATCTCCTGTGCAATGGGAGTTCTTCCTAGAACCAATGCAAAATCCTTTAGATCACTTATTAATTTTTCTCTATTATATGTAATATATAGATGTTCATCATCGTCTTTATTTAGTCCCATTTTTAATCCTTGTGCCATAACTGCATTTGGTGTTCTGTTGAAAATCTCACTTAAATCACTATTAGTTTTATTTGAATATATTAATTTTAATTTCTCTAAGTCATTGTCAGACCATTTCTCTCTAGAAATCAATCCTATTCTATTCGCTTTAGTATTGATTCCACTTTCAGTTCTGTAAGGAAGCATTTTTAATAATTCTTTTGTTGTTATTTTATTATAATATTCCTTTATAATATCTAATTCTTCTTGTGTATAATCATCTCCAACGGTTCTAGTTATTCCAAAATCATGAGCTTTATGTGTTATTGTGTCTTTAGGAAATGGTGCCAATAGTTCTAATAACGTACTCCAGTCTGATAATGGATAATGTAATTTTAATAATTTAGTATAATTTTCCGTCCATTTATTCTTTTTTGTATTGATATTATTTTTCTTTAGTATGTAATAAACATAAGACGCATCATTTAAATTATATTTCTTGGCTAATTCATTCGGTGTCATCCCATTCAAATAGTCGTTAATAACTCCTGTATAATCTTTTTGTTGTTTTGCCATTTAATAAAATCACTCTCCTATTTTTTAATAACCTAAGCCAACTACAACTTTCTCCTATGTTCTAAATTTTTACACACAAAAATAGAGAGTAACCCATAGGAGTAGATCACTCTCACAAAATATAAAATAGCAAAATCAAAGCGTCCAATGATTTGCTAAAACTATCAAATCAAATTAAATTGATTATGTTAATTTTGATCCATACTCCCAATCACAAAAAGAACCCACCAAAACCAGTGGATTCTTCTCAAAATCTTTAATATTCTTCTCAAAATCAATTACTATCCAACTAACAGTTCTTCATACATCCTAATAAACTCCTGAGAACTAACTATCTTAATATCACTTTTATCACTTTCTTCTATTACATGCATACCACTTCTAAAATCATTACTGATAAGATAATTAGCTTTTCCCTCAATTGCACATTTCAGAAACATCTCATCATAAACATCATTAATTTTTGGACATAATGTTTCTGAAGTATCAACAGATGTTGCCAAATAGAACATCTCAGCTAATTTTTGCATAAAAGGAATTCTAGATTTGTCACTACTCATATTCTTGATAGCATACTTCTTAGCAACATAAATTAATTCTCCAATAGTATCTTGTGAAAATAATAATTTCAATTTATTAATAAAAATTAATTCTAAAATATAATTACAACTACCCAAATCATCTATCCAAGAGTTTAAAAATATATTGGTATCAATAACTACTTTTGGACGCAATCTTCTTTTAATTCTCATATCTTTTGATTCCCAACGATTTTCTAGCTTGCTCTGGAGTAATTCCTTTTTCTTTCATGGATTGTTGAATTATAACTTTAATATCATTTAAACATGTCATTTGCTTTTTGTATTCATATTTCATGAGCGTTGTACACCTCACTTTCTTATGGCAATTTTTCTTTCTAACTTTTCTAACCATCTTCACAATACATTCCTCTTTCAATGTAAATTTGATAATTCAATTATACCATATAAAGGAATTAAAGGGGATAATAAAATCCCCATAATATTCAAATTAATAACCAATAAACCCAAACCTTCACAATCTAACTAAAATAAACATCAAAACTTTCCTAACAAACCCTCTAACCAAACCATCCCTAACTTCTACTTCACCATTCCAACCACAATCATTCCCATAATCATCTTCAAACTCTTCACTATTCCCATAATATTCCTCATATTCATACTCATAATTCTCATAATAATCCCTACAAGGAAACTGTATTAACTTTCCCATAATTAAACCAACTTCACTATCTGATCTATGTATTCATCACTTATACCACCTATATTAATCTCCACCCCCTTATACTTCCTCTTAATTTCCCTCACACATTTACGATATTTCCCAACAAATCCCTTCTTAACATCCTTAACTACAATCGAACTATCCCAACTACCACTACCTCTTATAAACAATCCTGCAATATCTTCACGACTATTAAATTCTACAATTACCCAATCCAAATCATATTCTGCTAACAAATTTAACTCATATAACTCAGAAATCTCATTTTCTAAATTAATTCTACCATGAACACCCTCATACCATGTCGTAGGATAAATTGTAGAATAGTAGTCCCATTTATAATCTCCTCTGCCAGTAATACTATTAGAACAAATATCAAGATTACCACCAAAGCGATTGTTTGAATCTTTGATTACATATACTTTTTCCATTTATGTATCCTCCTCTATACTAATATTTCAAGGCCGATTAGTTATCAACCCCTTAATAATATTATAGAGGATTATAGATGTAATTACAAGTGTAATATCTAATGTGATTACATCATATTCAACTGTTTAAACTATATTATCTCTATTTACCTAATGATTCCTTAGTATTACTACTATTATCTTTACTTAGCATCGTTTCAATCAGAAATCTAACTAATTCTGAAACACTAGTCTGATTATCTTCTGCCTTTTTCTCTAATTGTCTTTTTAACTTTGGACTCAATCTTACAATTATCTGTTCACTTTTAAGTCTTGACATTTGTATCACTCCATTCTGTTCTATTATACCAGATTTCATATGCTGTAACCACATATGTATTTAGGAGTGAAAAAATGTTATTGTTTATCTCTACAATAATCATATTACTACTTTGACATATTTATGTCAAATATATTTATTTTTTACTTTACAAATCCCATCCAATCAGGTATAATATTCTAAGGATAGAAAGGAGTGGATATTATCATTCGTGATGGGCCAGAGATATAGATACATAATGTTATCAGCAAATCCAAGCATCAATAGTAATTCATAAAAACAAATACAAAAATAAATTAAATTATAAGAAAGAAGGAATATATAAAACATGGAAAATATCACAGACCAACAACAAATTCTAAAAGCAACGCACTTTGGTAAAATTACTATTGGAGATAAATCCTTAACTTGTGCTGTATTAGAAGATGGCACTAGAATATTATCTACCACAGCAATGTTTAAAGCATTTGATAGACCAAGAAAAGGTAAAAACAAGGAGGAAAATGCATGGACTGATATGCCTGTTTTTATGGGTGCGAATAACCTCAAACCCTACGTAGATAAGGCTTTGAGTGCAGGGACTCATTTTTCAATTAAGTACATCGCTAAAGATAAAAGAATATTAGATGGATACAAAGCAGAAGTCCTACCAATCATCTGCGACATTTATCTTCAAGCAAGACAAGATGATATTTTACTTCCTCAACAATTAGATATGGCACATGCTTCAGAAATTCTTGTTAGATCATTGTCAAAAATTGGTATCATTGCCTTAGTAGATGAGGCCACTGGATATCAATTAGAAAGGGAGAAAGATGAATTACAAAAATTATTATCTGTATATATTAATTCTGAATTCATTTCTTGGGCCGTTAGATTCCCTGATGAATTTTATAAAGAAATATATAGGTTAAGAGGATGGGAATATAAGGGCAAAGCAAAAACACCATATGTTGGTAAAATTACAAATTGGTTAGCATATTATAGATTGCCAGAAGGGATTTTAGAAGAATTAAAAAGACTAAATCCAATTCTAAATGAAGCAACAAAATATAGGAAACATAATCTATGGCAAAGATTATCAAAAGAACAAGGTGTTAAGCATTTGGACATGCTTATTAGTACATTAACCTCAATGATGAGAGGTTGTGATACGTGGGAAGAGTTTGAAAAATTCTTTAGGAAATCATTTGATGTTTCTATTGAGTCAACCATAGACAGACCTGTTGTCTTAGTTGAATAAATAAATAAATAATATTATTAGAGACTCTAAGTTGGATTAGAGTCTCTTTTCTTGTTCCCTTTTTATTATAAATCAATCCTATCCCACTCTCAAACCACAAAATCACTCGACCCACACAAATTGCACCAATCAATAATTCTAACTCAACAGAAGCGAAACTGAGGCTTGTGGATGGAATTTGAGAGTGATTTTGTTTGGGTAATTTGTTTGGGTGGAATTTTGCTATTAAATTGATTTTTGTTTAATAGGAGAGAAGTTTTTAATTCTTCTCTCCTTTACAAATTATAACTGGATACCCATTACTCTTAACACCATATTCTTCTTTTAATTCCTTATTTGCTCTAACTCTTATGTATCCTAATCTCTCTAATTCTCCACGCATTTTACGAAGCTGAATATTAGTAACTTCCCATCTATATTCTTTAGACAAATATAATACAATTTCTTTTTCAGTTGTATAATTATTTTCACTTACTAATTTCTCAACAACTGAAACAATTTTCTCTACTCTCTCATCGCTTTTCTTAGTTGTTGTCCTATCTTTAACTGATTCTATTATTTCACCTGTTTCATAATCAATATCCTTGGATGCAACCTTTTTATATTGAGGATAAATATTTTGTGCAACTTCTAAACCTTCTGTTCTATAAAACATCTCATATGAAGTACCTTTTACTGTGTATCCATTTTGTTTCCATTTAACTCCTTGGGATTCAATATTATTAAGTTGATCAAAGGGATAGAAGTTTATTTATTACAAATTATCAAGGGATATCCACTAGTAGATATATTGTATATTCTCTTTAATTCACTATTTGCTCTAATCATAGATAATCCTAAATTTTCAAGTTCTTTATTAACTAAAGTATTAAATTCTTTTTTATAATACCATTTTGCTGTTTCTTTCGCACAGTCATAAATATTTGCAAACTTATTTATGATATCATCTATAGTAAAGAATATTTCTCCAGAAAAAGATTTAAGGCAATCAACGAATATCCCAAATCTTTCATCTTGAGTATTTTTACCATGTCTTGGTTTAACCTCACCGCATTCTATCAGTTTAAAATTTAAATTCTGAGCAATATATTCAATAGAGTATTTCAATTCTTTAGCTATTTCCTCTATTGTTTTTCCTTTATTGTACATATCTACGAGAATTTCAATATTAATCTTCTTTCTCTTCTCTTTTTTATATTCTTTGAATAATAATTCACTTATTATAAAGCTAACTTTACCACCATTAAGATAGTCTACATTATATAATGGATTTTCATTTGCAATATAGTATATTTCATAGATATGTGCTTCATTCCTAGTCATTTTATCGCTAACACATATTTTCTTGATTTCGTTTGCCCAAGGTTTATCTTGTTTATGTTGTCTTAACCTAAGTTTCATACTATTTGTAATACCTACATAAAGTAATTCATTATTTACATTATAGAATTTATAAATCAGATTATTATTTTCTATTGTTTTGCTCATACTTAAATGGCCTCCTCACATTTTATAAATAATATTATACATTAGCATCTACATTAAATCAAACATTTTCACAGTATCTATATCTAAATTTTTTCCAGTAGCATAATATTCAGGATTTACATAGATTACTTTCTTGTGTCCAGATTGTTTTAATTTAAATAACCCCTTTAATTCAAGAGCTTTTACTGCTTTTCTAATTGTTCTTTCTTTTAATCCAAGAATAGGTTCTAATTCTTCAAATGTGGGAACTTTATCATTTATCATAATAGAATTAGAAGGGAAGACTGTAAAATCTCTTAATATGTAATATACAAGTTTCTCATTGACTTCTAATTTCATATTTAACAACTCCTCTAATTTAAAACGATATACAATATTAAAATCTCCACCTTCATATGTTGTTTTTGTTTCTTTTTTAGGTGGTTTCTTCTTCATTAAAATTTGAT